TAGTAACACCTGCTCCTTTTGTCCAATCACTATCAGTATCGAAACCTCCATTAGTTACAAGTTCATCACCTGTATAAGTCTTTACAGAGTGTACCCTTGCATTACTTGTTGCAGTAGGAGTAAGTAGTATAGATGCTTTGTCTAATAAATCATAACTATCTATATCAGAAACAATAGCTCTTGAATCAGCAAGATTCTCACTATACGTTGACCTTCTTGCTAATTTTGATAACAAGCCACCTATTTCGTCAATAACACCTTTTGCTACACTTAAAGCTATTCCTAATCCTAACATATTATTCTGTATATACTACTTCCATAGTAGCGTTAAACCTTGCTGTTGTTGCTTCTGCTGCACCTGCTGATATAGTAACGATAATAATATCTCCTGCTGAGAATGTTTGAGTACTACCCAAACCACCTGCCGAGAATACATCTGTTGTAGTATTACCACCACCAACTTCACTAGCTGTACTACCTAATTGTGTGAGGTCAATACCTGCTGCGCTTTCATCAACAGGAGTTCCCTTATAAATCTTAAAGTTTAAGGTCTTACCACTTGTAGCAGCCACAACACCACCAAAAGCATTGATGTAACCATCTCTAAGGCAGTATAGTTGTGCTTGTGCAACAGCATCTTGTGCATCAGCAGTAGCATCAGTTACTACCGTATCCCAAACGTGAGTAGAGTTACCTGAATATGTAGGTGCATACTCATCAGTAGTACTTTGACTAAAGAAACCATTAACCCTAACGAAGTGAGTTCTTCTAAGGTTATCATCTGCCCAAGCCAAAGCACTGCTACCATTCTTTGTAAGAACAGTATTAGCAGATGCTGTGCTAAAGTCCTTTGGAACGTGAAGCTGTGCGTTATCTAAACTACTATGTTCGTTACTAGCCATACTACGCTGTGTATCCTATGCAAATTCCACTTGTCAATGTAATTGCTGTAACCTTTCCTAAGAATAATGTAGTTCCCGCAGGTAAAGTCGTTTGCAAAGCAGTTTCACCACTACATTCGTTAGCAGCAATACTAGCTATAACACTCTCCACAGGGAAGTGTAAGCAGTAAAAACTCTTGCCTGTTTGTGCAGCAGTAGTAAATACCTCAACATCACCACTAGGTGAATGACCTACCATTCGCATTAACGATACATTATCATCTAAAAATCCTGTTGCCATTTTATATTATTTTATTTGTTTCTATCGTATGCCCAATTCTTTAAAGCAATATAGTTCTTGGAGTAAGGGCATTCTTCACTCACATTCTTGCCTTGTGGTTGTTTCTTTGCTCTTGCGATATATGCAATAGCCTTTCTTGCTTCAGTAGCATTTGCAGATGTCCAATCTGCTTTCTTCTTTGATAACAAAGTAAGATTTCTGTTTATAGCAGTTCTGCCTATACTAGCTTTCTTACTGCACTTGCTCTCTGACCATCTCTTTAGTTCAGAGTAGCTCATATTAACAGAAGCCTTGTACTCTGTATATGTTTCGTCAATCTCCTCTTGAGAGAAAGCGTTTTTAGTATCTAAGTCAGATATTAAGTCACCTACCATCTCGCTGATTAAATCCATAAGGTCAACTTGGTTTTCGTCAAACTCATCGTAAGCACCACCATCGTGTTCTTTGCCGCACATCCAAGAGCCATCAGGCATTTGGTGTTCATATCCATCAGAACATTCCTTGTTCTCTCTAAATACGTTTTCTTCTTCCTTCATTAGTAGAATATTATTCCATTCATCTTACTAGCTATATCCGTATCAGGCATAGAGCTATCTCCATCTTTACCATACAAAGGATAGTTATTTACTTGGTCTTGATGTGTAATGTAAGCAATCATATCGTCAAGTAAAACTTGTGCCTTTCTAAATGTATCACTTTTCATTTGATTGAACTGCTCTACATTTGCAGGTGTACTAAAATCGGATGAGTTAACAACTAAACCTGCCGATGTTGTATTGTACTGAATCTCATTCATTACCTCAAATCTAACAAACCAACATAATGCAGGTCTAAGGTAGTATTGTAAAAGCATTGAGTTGGCTGCTGTAAGAGTTCCTGTGCTATCGTTCTGTGTCTTTAGCTCCTCATACATATCCAATCCAAGCTCAGGCTTAATGTGTGCAAGTTCAGCAATTTCAAGGATAGCATCGCTAATCAAAGCTGTATCTGTTGCTTGATTAGTAAACGCAGTAGATATAACCTCTGAAGGTGTTACAAACTTATCATATTGTCTTACATTAGCCATTCTCTTGTTGTCTTTGTACGGTTATTGTTTGTCTGTCTGATATAAGTAATTCACCATCAGGAATCTCAGGCAAGTCTTTATTAAGCATTGCTCTTTGCTCATTGATAGTCAATACTTGTTTAGGGTCAATATCTGCAAGGAATGAGATAGGTGGTTCATAAGCTACCGTAAGGTCACTTGTATCAATACCCATCTCTGCATTTATAACTCTTTTAATCGGCTCTAGCAAGATGTTAGTAGTATCTCTAATAACAGTTGACATAGCTAAGTCATAAGCTATTCTAATCTCGCTACCCGTATTGTTCATCTTACCCGATGATACGATACCACTCAAGGCAGGTTGCCATCTGTGAGCAGTAATTATGTTTTGGTCGGTTAACTTCTGTAAATCTAAGAAGTCACCATCTTCCTTGTTGGAGATAATCTGAACATCAGTTCCTCGACTATCCTCTCCATTCTTTACAAGGAATAATATCTTTGAATTGTTACCACTACCCGTTAGCGTTTCTTTAGCAGTTTCAACAAACTTTTCTGCTTCAGCTTCGCCAAAGTCACCATTAACGGTAACAATAGCGGAAGGACTAAATCCATTCTTAAATGAAGTGTGGTTAAATTTACCAATCTCATAGTCTATTGCTATGTGTTCTAAGGCAGCCACATAGTCAGGTAAACCATAAAAGTTAAATGTACTTTCGTAATCCTTGTAATGTATAATAAAACTACTATTAGAAATCTGTGGGTAAACAGGTATTCTTTGAGTTTTCTCTTTGTTCTTTCTGTAATTAGACCAATCAGAGTTGAAGTAAACATACTTCTTATTTTTAGAAACTCTAGCTGTTGAAGCATCTTTATGATAGAAGTTTACACCACCATCATACACAACACCCTCTAAGAAAGCATTACCATAAGTATAGTAATCATCAGCAAGTTTCTTAAAACAATCCTTTAGGCTTTCTCCATTAGCGTTTACATCTTCAATAAAACCACTTAGAGCTTCATTGTCAGTAATAAAACCACCACCCGTAGTGAATGTAGTTTTCTGTGCTAATACAGACCTGTGTGTAGAAGATTGCCTTTTTAGTTCAGCTAAGTATTGAGGAAATAAGTTATCCTTACCAAAAGGAATAAAGTCCTCTCTTAGTCTGTCTAAATCCTTAACCTCAGTATCTACCGTAGGAGTAGATAAGTTTACAAAAGCATACTTAGTATTAAAACTACTCTTTGTCTGAGTTGTCTTTACTTGATTCTTCTTTTGCTTTTGCTTTGGTTTTCTTTGGTTTTGCATCTTCTTCTTTTGTTACAAGGTCGGTAAACCCTAAATCATAAACATACTTTAGTTCTTCTTGTGTTGCTTTTGACCAATGAACTGTAACTCTTTTGTCAAAATAAGAATAACCTTCTTTTAATCTTGATTTATACATATTGCAATTATAATAAAAAAAGAAGGAAAGGGCAAACCGCCCTAACCATTCCTTTTTAGTTAATTATTAAGCGAAAGCTATTGACCCATCAGCAGCAGGAGTATATGTTCCTGTGTATAATCTAGGAAGCTCACCCTCCATTGCTGAAATAGTTACGGTAACACCACTCTCATCACCTAAAGCAGCACCCGTACCACCTTCAACAGAAGTAACCTTAGCGTACATTTGATGACCTTCAAAGTCTGATGCTTCGTTGTATTTTTCAGAAATACCTGTGCAATAAACTGCACCATTATAATCTTCTGCCCAAACAGCGATTGGTAAATCTATCATACTAATTAAAGCATCATAGTGAGCCAAACTCATATTAGGTACATAAAAAG